CTACAGGATGGGTCTGACACCTTACCCATATCAAGAGCGTGATATCCAGAAGTTAGTTGCCAACAATGGCACTGGTATTGTCGCAACTCAGGTTGGTGGCGGTAAGACATTGATTGCGGTTGAGGTTGCTAAGCGACTAGACACTGGAGTCAATGTCGTTATCGCACCCAAGGGCACACACAAGCGTGCTTGGCAAAGAACCATTGAAATGCAGGTTGCCAATCCTGAAATAAAGTATGTAAACAGTAGTAAGGCGGGACAGGAAGCTTTTTCCCAGTTGGAAGCTGGCGTGGACGGCTGGTATCTAATGACACCAGAGTTCTTCAGGCAGTTCCACTGGAAAGGTGTTGCACCTGACCTTGCGGTGTTCGATGAGATTCACAGAGCATCAAACCGCAAGAGTAAGACTGCAAAGATGCTTCACACCTTCAAGGCAAAGCGCCGTATCGGCTTGTCTGGCACAATCGCTGGCAACAAGATCGAAGGCATGTGGTCAGTTCTCAAGTGGATTTACCCAGAACTTGCAGGCAGGTCTTTTTGGAACTGGGTAACTACATACCTAAAGACTGAAACTGACTACTTTGCTGGAGTTGTCGTTGTGGGTGAAAAGAAGCCCGGAACAATAATCTCAGAGATTCCTTGCTACATTCGCCACCTAAAGCGAGACAAGTTTTGCGACTATCACCCAGAGGGTATGGATGCAGACTTGCCAAGCATGGTGTCCATGCAGAGAATCGTGCAGTTATCCCCAGAGCAGAAGCGGATTTACAAGAAGCTCGAGAAGGACCTTTTGGTTTGGCTTGGAGAGAATCCGCTTGTGACCGAGGTTCCAGTTGCAACCAGAATCAGACTTAGGCAGATTACTCTTGGTGTGCCACAGGTGGACGATGCTGGCGAGGTTAGCTTTGCCCTTGACTGCAAGTCGAGCAAGCTAGACGAGCTAATGTCGATCATCGATGACCACCCAGAGGGCGAAGCGATGCTGATTCTGACTCACAGTCAGAAGTTCGCAGAGGTCACAACCAACCGACTGAATGCCAAGGGATTCAGTGCCTTCGAGTGGTCGGGCCAAGCTCCGCAGAAGGTTAGAGACCAAGCGCTCGAGGACTTCATCGGTGGCAAGATTCAATACATCGTGGCAGTAATCGCGGCTATTGGTGAAGGCACAGACGGATTGCAAGAGCGATGCTCAACAGTTGTCTGGCTATCAAAGGATGATAACCGACTGCTGAATGAGCAAGCAGCTGGAAGACTCGACCGCAGGGGCCAGAAGCGAGCAGTCGTGTCATACGACATCATCGCTGAGGACACTTACGATGAAGGTCAGCTAAGCAAGTTAGTAAAGGACCAGCTCGCAATGAACGCGAGCTTGAGAAAGGAGGCATCAAGTGAATAGTGAGTTCAAGGATTCTTTTGAGAGAATCCGAGAGGTGGAGAAGGGCCTAAGGAAACAAGGCGCTTACGCCTTTTACTCTCAGTTGATTAGTAAGCTAGATTCAATGCACAAAGACACAGACATGACAGTGGGCATGTTTACCATAATGATTCAGGAGGAAGCAGAAAAATGGATTTTGAATTCAGCGGATCACGGCTAAAAGATGGCGGTCCAGTAAAGAATTGGATTGCAGACAGAGCAATTCCACTTGCAGATTGGCTTTACAGGAAATATTTTGACTATGCAATGTTCTATGTAATGGAGTTTCAAAAGGATGAAGACGATGAGTAACCACCCTGTGCTAAACCAAGTAAAGCTAGATGTAAAGCAATCGGTCAAGGACTACATCCTCCAAGCTATTGAGCTAGACATGATTTTGCAGTCGATCAGCGACAAGGATGTCGCGGTAGAGCGCATCAAAGACATGATTAGAAATGTCTAAGACTTACTATGGGTGCCTTTCGTGCAAGGATACTATTGACAGAGACTCAGCACCTAATACTTGCACCTGTGGAAAGATATTCCTTGACCGCACTGGCGATTTGATTCGAGTCAGCGCCGACCCAAGGCACATGGTAATTTCAGATAAGAGCTACTGGGAGTGCGAGCACTTGGGCGAGACTTGGAGCTGGCAACTTGTTGAAGAGTGTTCGCTGTGTCTGGCTATGGCCGAAGGCAAGCGAGTGGAGCGTGAGCGAGTTCTGCAAATTATCAAGGACTACAGGTATAAGCCAAGCTTTACATTCAACAATCTAATTTCACTAATCAAAGGAGAGCAGAAGTGAGCAGAGAGGAACACCTAACTGAGATGATTCGCCTTGGACAAGAGATTCTTCAGGAAAACGAGGGTCACGAATGGGCTGGCTTTGACGCAGGTTGGACAGATTGCACTTGTGGCAAGACTGTTGCCGACCTAAAGGAACACATTGAACTAATCAAAGGAGACCAGAAATGAGCGACCTACAAGACCTGATTCACAAGAACGCAAAGATCGCCTACTATCAGGGCGCAGTGCACCGAGAAGAGAGCATCATCAAGGCAATCAAGGAAAACTTGTCCGAAGGCGAGAACCGAGATGAGCTAATCAAGCTGATTCAGGAGCAAAAATATTGGAAATAATCGGAGCGTTTGTAGTTTCTTTGTGCGCATTAGCTGTAATAATCTTGGCTATAGGTATTGGACTAAAGCTTTTGGGTGACATCGTGCAAGTGGGTCGCCCAAGATATATCGATGAAGATACTGAGGGTTACATAAACTCGCCAAACAGATGGGACTAGGCTCATGGCTCAGAGCTTCGACTTCCAAAACGCTGGCATCGACCGAACGGCGATCAGTGCTTGGAACAAACTTTCAGAAGCTCAAGATGAGCATGAGTCTTATCCATGTAAAGACAATCCATACTTCTTCATGGACTATGAGGATGCAGAGGATTTAGTCTCCGATGATTATGCCGAAGAGCTGTGTCACGGGTGTCCACTGCTAAAACTTTGCTACGACTTTGCCGTTGCTAATAAAGAGAGCCACGGCATCTGGGGAGGCATCAATATGGCCAAGTCAGAAAATAAGTTGTGGTGATTTGACACCGTAAAAAATAAGCACTATTGTTTTCTCCAAGACACAATTCAAA